AACTTAACACAAAAATACTGGGAGCCAGTAGGTATCGAAGATACATTTGTAAACTGTCAAGCTGACGTAAATAGCTTATTCAAGCCTTATTACGACAAGATTAGAGATTACAAGCAAATGTACAATATCGATGCGTCTGATGAAGAAGCTTTTATCGGTAACTTAGTTTCTGAAGCAATGAATGAAACAATTTATCGTGCAATCTGGTTCGCTGACACTGACGTAGCAGCTAGTGATTCTAGCACAGCAGGTCTTATCGATGGATCAAACGTACCAGCTTTCAATTATTTCGATGGTATTTGGAAGCAAATCTTCACTGGAGTAACTGGTGGTACAATCGACAGAGTATCTTTGTCATTCGCAACACCTGGCGCACCAACAGCAGCAGAAGCTTACAAAGCAATCTTCGATGTATACAAACAAGCTGACAGCAGAATCGTAAACAGCGTAGATTCTAAATTCTATGTATCTGGCAAGATATTCTTGGCACTTGTAGAATATATGCAAACTGAATCTGTTAACTTCACACTTGATTACACAATGAATGGATTCGCCTCTGTTAAATTCTTAGGCCACGACGTAATCAATATGGGCCCAATCTGGGATGAGAATATTGCTTATTTTGAAGAGGATAGCACTTCTCACAACGCTTATCTTCCTGACAGAATCGTATTCACAATACCTGACAATATCCCTGTTGGTACATTGAATGAAGATGATATGACAACACTTGAATCTTGGTACAACATTGACACAAGAGAAAACAAGGTTGCTTATGGATTCTCATTGGACGCAAAAGTTTTGGACGACAAGTTGATAACTGTAGCGTACTAATTCAATATAAATCAATGACAGAGAGGGAGCACAAACGACTTCCTCTCTTTTAAAAAGAAAATTAAAAATTAAAATATACAATTATGGCAAAGTGCGAAAATAGAATCTTCAAGAATATAGAAAGCACTTGTGAAACAGCTAGTACAGCAGGAGTTGAGCAAACAATTTATCTTTTCAACAGAACTGAGCTTATACCAGAATTTGCTGATGAAGATAATGAGCCAAACGTGATTACTAATCTTTCACTTGTATCTCCAGCGACTGGATATACAGCAAAGGGTTGGAAAAACAATATGACAGCTGGATTCACAAGAAATGTATCTGACACTTCTGTTGACACGTGGACTGATACATTGACACTTACTGGTTTCGAATTCTCAGCTGAAGCAGCTAGAAACTTCGATAATTTCGGTGACGTAGTAGCTGTAGTTGAAAGAAAAGTTTCTGGCAAACAAAAGAAATCTGGCGATGGTATATTTATTGTATTGGGACTAGAAAACGGATTGTATGTGAGCGACGATTCTTGGGCCTCAGGTGAAAACAATGGCGCACGTCAAATCACACTTTCAAGTTTGGGCGACAGCGGCGAATCTTGCTCTTATTACGTATTTATGGTAAAAACTGGTACACCAGCAGCACCTGATTACGCAGCAACAAAAGCAGCTCTAGAAGCGCTAGTAGAATAATTTCTTTCTAACTAATTTAGTTAAAAGTGGCGAGAATAATCTTCTCACCACTTTTTTGTTTTATAATTGCTTTTGTCAAAAACTAAAATATATAAATAAAACAATATACCAAATGAAATTATTCGAAGCAAACAAAGAAGATATTCTCTCAAACGCAGGATTGTATATGGAAATGATACGAATTATGAAAACAGCAGATGGGTTTGCACCAGCTGGATCCTGTTGCGGAAAGAATAAAGCGCAGCACGTAGAGCAATTTCTCAAAAACAAAGAAAAGTATATGAAAAGAAACGAAGAAATCAAAAAGAGGACAATAATCCCAAAATGGAAAGGCGTGATATACGTAGCAAAGTTGAAATGCCACTTTGACGCAAATACAATGACAGATTCTCAATCGAGATTGCTTATATCACAAAACGTATTGACACCTGTTGAAAAGTATTTCGATTTGCCAAAGACTGAAATTGCACCAGAGCCAAAAGCACAAGTTGATGAAGAAGAGGCAAAGATTGTTGATGTAACATTCGAAGATGTAAATGAGCCAATCGATGAAGAGATAAAAGAATCTAAGAAGAAAACGACAAAAAGAAAAACTAAAAAGACTAAATAACAATGCAACAAGATATTTATGCAATAGATTTCCCTGTAAAAGAAATCAAAATTAGCAAAACACAAACTTGTAAAGATTCAATCGTATTGTATGGTGCAGATAATTTGTACCCAACACGATTTGAAGAGCTTATTTATTCTTCGGAAACAGCAAAAGCGTGTGTCGATTCAAAAGCAAATTTCTTGAGCACGCCATTTGCAAACGAAGAAATGGGAGACGTAGTAGTTGGTAAAACTGTTACAAACAAAGATTATACATTGAAGAAATTTGTGAAAGATATTGCAAAATCACTTTCGACATTCAACGGATGTTATATCGCTGTTGAGAAGAATTTGATGAATCAAACAGCTGAGGTATCTGTATTAGATTTCACAAAAGTGAGATTCTCTTCATTTGACGATTTGGGCAGAAGCAATTTTGCTTACGTGAGCGACTGGGCAAAAACAGTAACTGGGAAGAAAAATCGTATAATCAATAAATACCCATTATTCAATAACAATGATGGAGTATTCAAACATTATGCAGAAGAGCTAGGCACAACGACACAAGTATATCACATTTTTTTCGATGACAAATATGTATACCCGTGCAATCCATTCGAGCAATGCGTATACGACTTGGGTACAGAAAGAGAAATTCAAGTTAATAGATACGAAGAGATTACACAGGGTACGCCAGCAAAACTTATTATTCGTACAGATTTGTCAAAAGATATAAATCAACGCAAAGCTGAAATCGAAAATATAAAAGATTTCGCTGGATCGAAAGGAAAGAGAGTGCTAGTGATGAAAGCTGAATTTGACGCAGATGGCAATCCTCGTCAAAATGGATATCAAATTGACACAATAGCAGATACGAGAGATTTGAATACATTCAATGAAGCAGAAAAAGCGTGCTCAAACAACATTAGAAAAGCAATCAATATCCCAGCAATTCTAATTGATTACGAGAGTGCGACTGGAGGTATGAATGTGAGTGGCGAGCAGCTCAAATCAGCTGTTGATTATTTCAACGAACTTGTTTCTGATGAAAGAGAAGCAATTTCACAAGCACTTGACGAAATCTTTGCAAAGACTGTAATTCAATTTCCAGCAGATAAAGATTTTACATTAACAGAAAAAACAATACGAATCAATGGCAATACTGACAATAACTAAAATGCAAGAAATCAAGCCGGCGTCGTATAATAACGTCGTATTGCTTGGACAATTAATCGAAGAGGTAGAATTTTATAAAATTCAAAAACTTCTCGGTACACCAATTTACAATCAAATCGTAGAAGAGGTAGATAGTGGAAATATCTCTGACGAATTGAAAGAAATTCTCAATGGTGGATTGTACAAATGTATATCTTATTTTGTATATGCTAGATATGTGCAAGAATCGTACATTCAAGATACATTCACTGGTATGGTACAAAAGAATAGAGAAGACAGCTCAACAATATCTCAGGGTGCGATGAAAAATCTCGCAAATGAGTATACTGAGATGGCAATGCTAGCTTTTGAATTAGTTAAATCAAAAATAATGAAAAAGTATGGCACACCAGAAGAGACTGTTGAATCTGGTTATTCTGAAATAATAGGACTAAGAAGAGGGCCTGAATGCAGACTATTCAAATATACGTCAAATTATTTCAATTAAAATAATTAAAACAAAGTGAAAACATTTTTGACAAAATATAGAATTTCTGTAATTGTGCTTTTCTTTGGTATGGGACTTATGATAGCTGGATTCGTAGTACCACCAACGGGAGTGATTGATGGATCAGTATTGACTGGACTTGGAGAGATATTCGCTTTCACAGCAGCAATAACTGGTATCGACACTTACAGACAAAACTTTCTAGACAAGTTAAACAAAAATAACGAAGAATAAAATGCAAGAAAAATTAAACGGATTTAAAAAAGTAACGCAATCTTACCGAAACATTAACTTCTCGACTGAAATTCAAAACGATGGATACGTACAAGTTAAAGGAGGGGGTAGTTTTGACATTGTTCCAACATTGAAAGTGAGTGGACTTGTCAATGGATACGGTATGCAGCACCCATTTGAATATACACAACAATTGTACACTTGGACGCACGCAGCGACATTGTATGCAGATTCTGTCGGAGATGACATAAAAATCTATGACGGACAAAGTGGATCACCTGATTTGAATCCATTTGGCAGATTATTCAAAGATAATTTCACCTCGTGCGTAATTTGGCCTCTAGAGTGCAGAATATACGGCAGCGGATTTGATGAAAACAATTTTATCTTAGCTGATATTGGTATCTCAGGTACACACTGGATGTACGATGATTCTGAAGCTTATATTATGAGCCAGAGCGTCGCAAGCTTTCAATGGTATTCTTGGCCGTACGCTGGATATACTAATTTTAGTTACCCATTCAGAGCAATCGAAAGTGAAATAAAAGCGACTGTTAACAATATCTCTTCTTCTGGTACACCACTAGAGAGCGATAAAACTTATAACATTATGGTAACACTAGCTTGTCAAAAAATTGATTTATAATGCAAGAGCAAATTAACAGATTCGAAAAAATCACACAGCAATTCGGAGCAAATACTGTTTCGACTAGTATTGTCGACGAAGGATTGACAATGGGTGATGTAGTTAAAGTTGGTGGCACTGTTACTGGTATTGATGTTAATACAGAGGTGCTTACGTCTGGTATGGTGAAAAGATTTGGCAGACAATACAGCGACAGCTTGTATGATCATTACATTGTACAAGATATGAGAAATTTTTATATCGCAACACCAGATACGTATACATTATTCAATCATAGTTCAATCAACGCTTTCACAAATTATATCTCAAACGATCCGTCAATTATTTCTAAATACGTGATGAATATAAAGAAGATATACGTAATTGGCAAATTCTTCGAGAGCACAAACAGCGGTACAATATATCTGTATGTATCAAACACAGCGATGAGCACAGCAAAGTATTCGCTTGGACAAGCAAACATAGCGTGCAATATGATAAATGAGATATTTATCAACAATGGCCCAAATAGCAATGAATTCGGTCAAGTTGCCTCGTCTGATATATATTTAGAAAATCAATATACATTGTACGGAGACGATGATCGATCACACGAATTCGATGTAATCTTCGAACTTGAATTTAAAAGAATAATGGAGTAATTATGGCACAATCTTACGAAACAGATATTTTGTTGAAGATTGACATTGCGCAAGCAAAGAAAGATTTGCAGGCAATCAATGATCAAATCAAAACGCTCAATGCAACGACTGATGATACAGAGGAGCAAGTAAAAGCACTTGAGAAGCAGTGGGATATGCTTAATTCGACAATCGAAAAAGCAGAGAAAGTACAAAAGCCACTTAATGCGCAATTGAAAGAAATCACTAAGCAATTGCAGCAAATGAAATATGCTGGTCAAGAGAATACAGCTGAATATCAAAATTTGGTGAAAGAAGCTGGAAAGCTCAAAGATGCAATTGGCGACACAGGAACAGCAATAAAGAATGCAGCTAGCGATACTGCAAATCTAGATGCTGTTTTGAGTGGTATGGGTGCTGTATCTGGTGGATTTGGTATTGTCACAACAGCAATGTCGATGTTTGGTGCAGAAAGCGAAAAGACTGAGAAATATCAAAAGAGATTGATGCAGGCAATCGCTCTTGTGAATTCTGTCCAAACAATTAGCAAAGCACTTAACAAAGACAGTGCTCTTATGCAGAAAATAAATGCAGCTGCTGCAGGTACACTAGCAAAGCAAATGAATGCAACTGCAGTTGCAACGAATGCTGCCTCTTCTGCAATGGGCAAATTGAAATCAGCTTTGATATCAACTGGTCTTGGAGCTTTTGCGATTGTTTTAGGTTACGTGGTAAATCTAATTTTAGATTATGTATCAGCAACTGATAGCGCAACGACTTCAAATGAAGAGTTAAAAGAATCGATTGACAAGCTCAATACAGCAAAAGAGAAATATGACGATTTAGTATTTCAAGGATTGAATAATGAAGAGAAACTTGTCAAATTAAATGAAAAGAAATCTGAACTAGAAGCTAAGTATTTTGAAGCTTTGACAAAATCTAGTGACGCTCTTAATGAATATGGTGAAAATTCTAAAGAATATATAGATTCTCAAACAGCTCTTTATGATATTCAAACTGAACAACTTCGAGTTAACAACGAAATAAAGAAAATAGAAGATGATATCGCTAAAGGTAGAGATGCAGCTGCAAAGAAAGCGATCGCTGATGCAAAAGCTCTAGCAAATGAGCGTCAAAGGCTTCTCAATCTAGCTCAGCAACAGCTTGATATGATAAACAAAATAAAAGAAGCCAACATTTCGTCTTTAGATGAACTTGAGGTTCAACTTATGAAATTGCAAGCTGAAAGCGTAAAAGATGATCCGACTGAATACAAGCTGAGAATGCTAGAAATTTATATGCGTGAAAGTTCAAACGCTGCTGTTGCTGAAGATAAATTATATAAAAGCGAACAAAAAAATATAGAAGCAGCTTTCAAAGCTCTAAAAGAGACACGTGAAAAACTTGGTCAAGATACGTCAGATTTAGAAGGAAAGAAAAATAAAGCTTTAGAAGATGCTGAAAATGCTCACAATTTGCGAGTTTTGATCAATACGCAAAACTTTCTTAATAAAAAGAAAGAACTTTTCAAAGCAGAAGCTGAAGAAGAACAAAATATAACAGATGATGCAAATCAAAAAAGAGAAGCTGATTTAGGTGATATGCTAGATGCAGCAAATCAAAT